ACTTGTGGCTACTGGCCCAGTCAGCTTCGGCAAAATATACTCTGCACTCAACGAGACACTTCGTAGAGGTGGAGCCTATAAAAATGGTGCTATTGTATTGCACCTAGACCTATGCCACCCAGACGTGGTAGATTTTATTACTGCTTCCAGATCAGAACTGCCTTGGGTCAAGCGGTGTGTCGACATTGATGACGACATGTGGAAGTTCGCAGACCAAGACACTAAGGACGCTTTACTTTATGGAATCAAATCAGGAGACATCTGGCTCAACAAAATCAAATACACCCAATCCGGGGAGCGTATCTATGGAAACGTCTGCCTTGAGGTATACTTGCCCTCACGTGGAACATGCTTGTTACAGCATGTCAATCTCGGTTCCTGTACACTCGACAACCTACAAGAGGCTTTCGTTACAGGTATGTCCGAGTTGTGTGATCTCCATGGCCGGACAGGTGTTGGAGAATCTGGAGAATACCTTGCCCCAGAAGTCGACAGAC